ACATCAACCTGAACATCAGTTAAGTTGACTCTTGGTTCAAAGTTTTCAATAGTATTTCTAATTGTTTTTTCAAGAACAGCTTTTAACAATGGAGTAGCTGGTTCGAATAACAAAGCATTAACTTGAGAACCTATCTCTGGATGAAATGGTCTTTCGTAGTTATTTGTTAAGATTAAATTTTTAACTGCAGTTTTGATAGCCTGATCGTCATATTTTTTGACAAGATCTGCTCCATAAGAATACTTGTATGTCTGTCCACTAAAAGATCCGTTAGCATTATGATATAGAACTAAGTGAGTATTGTCTGTAATACTCTTAACCTTTCCGATAAAGGTTGTTCCTATCCACAGATTTCTTTCTACCATATTATAGGTAGTAAAAGTAGTTCTAGTTCCAGTAACTATAGCACTAGTTGTTGAACATGTCAACAAACCTATCCCGTCATTCTTTACCAAATAGATTGGAGCAGGAATGAAGTTTAAATCTATATCTGAAAAAGTTCTTGTATTTCTAGCCATTTTATTATTTATATGTTATCCAGCAAAGCCAGAACCTAATCCTGGACCACATTCGTCTCCGTCTGCTATTGGATCGCCTGTTCTGGCGACTGATTTACCTTCAAAAAACATTGTAGCAGAACCTGCTATAATTTCTCTTTGAGAAGCTGAGTGAGTAACTAATCCTACTGTATGTGATTGAAACTGATCTCCAACTAAAGCGATTAGTTGTCCACCCCAATATGTTTTAGTTGCTTGGTTTTTAAAGGTGAGAGGAGTTGGATCTCCTCCATCTTTACCTATACTTAGATCACCCTTACGAAGAATATTTGGCATTATGATTTGCTCGGTCTAAAAATTCCTACCAAAGATCCGTCTCCTGGAACAGAGTAACCACCTTTCCAAGATTGATTAACTGTACCACCAGAAGGATTATTTGCTGCTTTGTCAGCTTGGTTTCCACCAACGAATGATAGTTTACCATTGGTATTTGTATAAACAAAGTTAACATGTCCATAACTCCAAAGAGCAATATCTCCAGGTTCAGCTTGTCTCATATCAGATAGTTTTGTAGCACCCCACTGAGAAGTTTCAGTGGCAATTGCCCTAGCTCCAGCTGATTGTCTGTAACGATATCCACACTGTTTCAGAGTCCAGTTAACAAAACCCATACACCAAGCAGTTTGGTCGGTTTGCCATATTCCAGATTTAGGGAATCCAATGTCAGCCCAAATTCGAACAATATTTTGATTTGAAGGAGCACCACCCATACCAGTCTCGCTCCAATAACGACCTTGATCTTGTAACTGTAGTTGTTTAGTTAAGAATGCATAGATGTCAGAAGATCCTGCTCCAGAAATTAAACTAGGTGCATTTCCAGAATCTTTTGGTGTTCCAGCAAAGTTTTCTTTAACTCCACCAGCTGCAGCTTCAGCATTTTTATACTTGTCTGGATTAGCAATATAGTCATTTACTAATGCACTATTTTCTTCTTCAATAGCATATTTTAACTGAACAGGTGGAGATGGTCTTACTGGAGTAGCCAATGGTTCACCAAATTGATTTAATTTTCCGCTAGCAAAATCTGGAGGAGTTAATTCTACTGCTCCTGCTTCTACTGCTGGAGCAGCTGCTGCTGCACCTGATTGTCCTTGGAATTGTGCTCCGTCTACATTAACATTACCACCTGCTAATAGGTGTTGTTCTCCACCAGCATCGCTATAAACATTTGCTCCAGCTGCAATTCCAGCATTGTCTGCAGCAGTTACAGCAAAAGAAGCACCAGCATTAACTGTAAATGATTCTGCTGATTCAAATCCAATAGCTGCTCCTGCTTTCATGTTTATAGAACCACCAGCAAGAACTGAAATGTCTCCACCAACTGCAATATCTAAATCACCACCCACTCCAACAAAAGCATTGTTGTTTAAATTTATAGTAGCTTCACCATCAACCTGAATATCAGCAGTACCCTGCACCAAAATGTTTACAGAATTACCAACTGTTAGATTACACTTACCTTGAATATAGATTGCACCATTGCGATCAATGATAGTATAACCATCACCAACTATTCTATTAACCTGAGTTCCATTTCCATCTATGTCGATAAAAGAACCAGCCTTATGATACAAACTAACATTTTCATTTTGAGGAGTATCATCCATCACAAATAGATGACCAGACTCAGATTCAAAAACTTTATTGTAAGGATACATACCACCATAAGGTGCTAGTGGTTGCTCCCAATCATCACTATCATTTGCAGCAGGGATGGCTTTCACTCTTGTTGAATCTTTAAAATCTATTGCAGTTTCTTTAATAATTCCACGAGCCAAACGATTGGTATCTGGTTCATCAACTAAATTTCTAAGAGGATATTTACCTTTTGGATCTCTGAATCCTAAACTATTCGCATCTGATCTATCTTCTAATAGTGCAGCTTGTTTTGATGGGGGTAAATCTTTTACTTCTTCTTTAGTATAAGTTTTTTGATCATCAGCTGATGGTTTATTGGTTGGCTCAGAACCAACCGAAGCACCAAGAAAATATTCATATAACTTTTTCTTTTTAGTATAACCAGTTCCATTAGCATCAGCACCTGTTCTTTTAAGTGCAGCTGAGAAATATGATGGATCATTTTGATCAGCTTTAACATTAAGAGCATAAAATGCTGCAGTTGCTAGTGCACATGTTTTTGGATCAGATATTAATGTCTCAGGTTTATTTACGATATCAACAATAACACCTTTTGTTTTAAGGTAATTTTGTAATTGAAGGTATAGAGATTTACCAGTGATTTGGTTAAACCCACGACCATAATATTTGGCTCCATCATCTGGATCTTTATGTCCTAGCAAAGAACCATTACCTGATGGTGAATATATTTTTCTAAAGAAATCTGCTTTAGATCCTTGCCATTTAGTATATGGCTGTGCTTCTGCTGCACCACCTGGAAAACTTCTTTTAAATATTTTAGCAAGAGAATCTGCGTTACTATAGTAAGAACCTTCTTCGATTGCTAACCAACCTGATTCGCCACCACAAATACCAAGAATTGCACACTTAGCATATTTACTTTTTAATCCAACTTGATCACAAGCATCAATAATATATTGAATATTCTGTTTTGCAAGAGAAGGGTTTGGTGTTGATGTTGGTGGAGGAGTTGTTGGGATATCTTGTTTCAGTGAAGCATCTGATGGCTTATTTGTATCTTTCTGTTCTGATAAATTCGGAGCAGAAGATGCAGTAGAAGTTGTTGCAGATGATGGAGGTTTTGCTTGAGACTCTGTAGTACCAACTTGAATAGGAGAACCATCTCCTGCAGTTACAGGTGAACCAGAAGAATCTGTTAAAACACCACCATCAGTAGCAACCATATCTCCATCAGACTCTTCAATCGCAATGGCTGCTGCTTTACTTTGAGGAATTCCAGGAAGTGTACCAAGCATCAGTGGTTGTTGCTGATCATCATCAGTAAATATAAGAGCAACCCATGTGCCTGTCACTGGACCAACTGGAGTCCATCCGATACCATTCATTGAAGCTGAAGTAGTTGGAGCCATTGGATGAGCCCATGGAAGATCTTTTGTTGGTAGTTTTGTTTTGTCTTCTGTATGTAAACCAACTATACGAACTTGGCAACGACCAATCTTTAACGGATCTTCTCTATTTTCAACTACACCTGTATATATTTTCATTATGATTTACCTGTCTGCAAGTCAAATATTAAACTATCTTTAATCAATTCCATATGGCATTCATGTTTCTCTTTATTGATTGAATGATTTATAGCTGATATAAGATAGTTACCGCTATACATTTTGTCTTCAGTTTGTTCTGGAGTATCTGAAGTAGATGTTGGGCTGGGTGAAGTTATGTTTAATTTAACAACTTGTCCTACCGTATAATCTGTTCTTCCATTAACCTTAACATGAATTTTAAAGGCTTCTGCTTGTTTCATTCTTGATGTTCTATCTTGCATAACTCTAATGTTAGAAACATCGCCGAATCCACTGAATACCTGATTTGCAGTTTCGATATTAAATATGGCAGAATTTACTCTTGCAGCCACATCAGGTGTTGTTATTGGAAATTTATTTAATCTTGTTTCAGTTCCTTCATTGAACTTAGACAAATAGTCATAGTGAACTGTTTTATATCTCTTGGTAGTCATGTCGTGACTAATTAACTTTGAAGCATATGTTCCAGAATTAACTCTGTCAATAATATCAAATCCATGAGGAACACCAAACTCTAAAAGTTTAGAAAAGTCCTCATCAATGTTTCTTGAAGACCCACCTGAAGGGCTAATTTCTCCATTGGCAGTTCCGTTATTAAATACCTGTGATGGTTTTTGTTCATTTAAATAATCTAAAGATACGAAATTGAACCCTTGTCTATTTTCGAAGAAACAATAGGTGGCACTACCATTACCATTAGATGCTTGTTTAGTAAGGAAGTTAATATTTTCAACAACAGACCAATAGTTTGAAACATACTTTGTTGCACTCTTTGTATCTTCTAATATCAAAGGTTTATCTGTGCCTAACATTTTTCCATCTTTAACTAATGTTCCAACAATGTCAGAAATCTTTCCTTCAAATCCTCTACTCAATTTAACATTTAAATCATTAACAGCTTCTGCTGAAATAAAATGTAATTGATATATTACACTTTTTTCACCAACATTTTCTCGTTCACTCATTTTGTAAATAAAATATCTACCTTGAATGATTCCATCGTCACCCATACCACTATCTAATGTTGGGCTGAATAATTTAATATCCAAATACTCTTCACCAACAAATGGCAGTGTATTAATTAGATCAAGAGAATCCTGAACAATAATAGATCCAGTTGTAAATGGGCTGAACATATCCTCATAGATTTCTATTGCTCTAACTTGATTGGTGATGCTGAACGAAGTGTTCTTGTATAAAGAAATAACTTCTACTTTATCTATATTTACATCACCAGCGACCCTTAATTGGTCTGAGGATATATCTCTTTGTTCTTCAGCCATTATTCAAACATTTTACTATATTGTTTAAGTACAAAATCTAGTTGAGGTTTAGATATCAACTTGATTCTTCTTTTGGATTCGTTTAATCTTTCTTCATGTTGATAATTAGAAACTGGGTAAGCATCTACATGGTCTGAGTTTACGATATAGATATTGTCATTATTATTTACATAAATCCACTCATAGTGATGTGTTGCATACTCATTGCCTGCTCCATATACATCTGTAACTCGCTTTGAAAGAGCAGTATAATCTAAAGGAAAGTCTTCACGATAGTCAAACCTCTCATTAGCCAACATAATGATCCAATGGTAATTTGAATTTCCGTATACTTTAGCTGCAATTATTTCTGGTGTTTCTCCGTCAATGATATCATACTCATCATAAGATGTAATGTTCTCTAATACTTCTTTAATGAAACGAACATTGACTGTTATGTCTTTTAGAATCTTTAGGTGAGGTGCACCATTTATTTGAAACTCATAATAGATTTTAGGTATCTTCTCGAAATACATTTTAGAATCCGTCCTCGATTTGTTGTTTTGTAAGGATAGCCAATTCTTTGAATGTTAGTTGCACATTGATTTGGGTTGGCATTCCGTCATCGAAAGTATTAAACATTGCGTTTGGTGTATAGTTCACCGACATTTCTGTTAAAACGCAAGAGGTGTGTCGATGAATATTCATATTCTCAACACCATTATTATAGTAGAACACATCAAACTCAGAAGGATAGATAAACAAGAAATTGTTATCATCTTTATACTCTGGATGCATGTGAACTTTAAATTCTTTAATTATGTTTCTAACATTTGCAGCTTCTTCTGCGTTTCTTGGAAAGAACATATAATCAAATTGGAATGTTCTAAAGTCTACACTCTTAAATAAGTTTTCTTTTTTAGGGTTTGGTGCTAGACCCGATTGTGCAGACAGTAGTTCAGCATTTGGTCCTTTTGTTAGTGCTAAGGTAACTGCACCAGCACCAGCTGCACTAAGAATTTGCGAAGAAGCAGCAGTTAATGCTAGCTGTTGTGCTGCAGTATCTTGTGCGTCATAGTTCATACCATAACGAATATTTAATTGATTGGGGACATGAAGTGCGATGGCTTTCTTTAATCGCTTTTGTTGACGAGCCATTTTACCACCTGCAGCGATTGCCACAACACCAGCACCCGCTGCACCCACTGCTGCACCAACAACACCACCCTTTAGGGCAGATTTGGTAACACCACGAATGCCACCCTTTAATCCATTTGCTGCAACTCCAGCGACAACACCTGGAACTGCTCCCTTAATGGCTGCACCACCTACTGTTTGAGCAACACCAGCACCAGTATCTGCTGCATCACCACGCAGTCTAGCTGGAACCGAAGCAGGATCAACTATGTCTTCTTTAGATTTCTTTAGAATACGACTATCTTCTGCTACATTAATGTAGAAAATAACATAGTTTCCGCCATAAAGACCATTGTTAGAATACAAGTCTTGAGGATACTGATATTGGCTTATGTTATATTGATCTTTATAGGTAGTAGCTGCGCCACGATCTTGGTTAAGTGCCATTATAGTCTCTAAATAAGTTTATAGGAGTTATTGTATATTTATGTTCCATAAAAGAAAGTTCACACCAAGAAATCCACAAAAATACAGTGGGGATCCCTCAAACATAATTATGAGGTCTTCATGGGAAACTAAATTCGCAAATTGGTGCGATTCGAATCCTAGCGTTGTTAAGTGGAAATCTGAAGAAACAATTGTACCATATCGTTGTGCTACGGATGACCGCATTCATCGATACTATGTTGATTTTCAGATACAGGTTAAGGATAAAAACAACAGTGATAAGACTTACTTAGTAGAAATCAAACCATCTAAACAAACAGTCCCTCCAATATTTCCTGGAAAACAAACTAAAAGATATCTCGAAGAATCCTTTAATTTTATCAAAAATCAGTCTAAGTGGAAAGCTGCAAGAGCGTATGCAAAGGATCGTGGTTGGGAATTCATTATTATTACAGAACACGAACTCGGCTTATAAATATCTATTATGGCTCAAAAGAAATCAGAATTAGAAGAACTATTCGACAAATATCGATATGATAAAGACATATCGAAGAAGTCTCGTACATGGTTCGAACAACAGGTATTGCTTCTAAGCAAGAAACGCATATCACCTAATCAACTATTAAGCAAGGCTGATAGCCAGTTGACTAGTACTGCTCTTCCTGGAAAATTGTACATGTTCTTTTATGATCCAAAAACAAAAGATACATTACCCTACTACGATAGGTTTCCTCTAGTCTTCCCCTTTAGGAAAACTCCAGATGGATTCATAGGGCTGAATATGCACTATTTACCACACAAGTTAAGATTCTTGTTAATGGATAGATTATTGATGTTTAAAAATAACGACAAATTCGATGAAACTACAAAACTTCGATATTCATGGGGAATGATAGATGGAGTTTCAAAATTTGCTATTGCTAAACCATGTGTAAAAAGATATCTGTCATCGCACCTGAGATCTCCTCTTATTGATATCAATGCTGGCGATTGGTCTACTGCTATGATGTTACCTGTAGAAAGATTTGTTGGGGCAACAAAAGATCAAGTTTGGCTTGATTCTAGGAGAAACTCAAGATGAAAATAAGCGATTTTGTATCAAGTATATCTACAGGATTGGCTAGAACTAATCGTTATAGTGTATTAATGGAATTTCCATCAGTAGTAAATACTCAGGGTTTATTAGATACAAGAACAGTGTTAATGTTCTGTGATCAAGTTCAACTTCCAGGATTAACTGTACAAACAAACCCAAATAGAACATTCGGAGAAGTTCGTGAAACTCCGTACGAGTTTAATTATGAACCAATAACAATGTCATTTTATGTAGATAGTAAAATGAATGTTAAGGTACTATTTGATAATTGGCTCAAAGGATTACAATCTTATGATAGAAGAACCTTTAGATACTATGATCAGTATATTTGTCCACAAATGAATATATTAGTTCAAGATACTTTAGATAGAAATACTTATCAAGTTAATCTGTATGAGTGTTATCCAAAATCTATTGGAGCTGTTCAGATGGATTATGCTGCTAAAGATATCATGAAAATTCAAGTTACAATGGTTTATAAATTTTGGAAATCTGTAGAAATTGGTCCTTCACCTTCTGATTCTGAATTCGCTTCTGGTGCTCCATTACAAGGTGCAGTAAGTCGTGGCATCGACATCCCATCCTTTGAAGGATTCCAAACAGATATAAATGAAATCGTAAATATACCCACACAATACTTGGAAGATTTTAGTACATTCCAAAGTACTGTTATGAAAGAATCTGGTATAACTGAATTTAGAAATGGCGCATCAGACGCATTGAATAAAATTAAAAGTGAAAAGTCGAGAATAGAACAAGAAGTGCGAGGTAAAGTGCAGGGTGTACTTACTAGTGCTCAGAATAGTATTAAAAACTTTTTCGTATAAAGGAAGTAAGATGGCAAACGAAATTAAAGAAGTCAAAAAAGACGAAGATTGGATGCAGAAGAAATGGCGTCCAGCTATGGGTTGGATGTACATGGTTGTCTGTATGATGGACATGGTTGTATTTCCTGTTGCTTGGTCAGTGCTGCAAGCAGTTCTTAAACAACCAGTAACTCAATGGAATCCACTAACACTTCAAGGTGCTGGTTTATTCCACTTAGCGATGGGTGCAGTATTAGGTATCGCAGCATTCGGAAGAACTCAAGAAAAGATCGCAGGAACTGCAGCAAATGCTCCAGCACCATCTTTACCAGTAAGTATTCCAGCACCTATGCCTGCTCCAGTAGCGATGGCACCAAGACCAATGCCAATGGCTGCACCTCCAGCACCATCGATGGATTTGTTGCCAGATGATCCACCAACTAGGAATACTAGAAACGACTAACTATGAAAATTGATGATAATTTGAGTAATGTATTTAATATGGAACCTATTGATTTGTCTAAAGGTGAAGTAGTTGATGCAGCCACTGGGGAAATAATTGAGAGTAGCCAGAGTAAAATTGAATCGGATTACGATAAAACTAGATCAAACTTACTCTCGCTACTTCAAAGCGGACAAGATGCCCTAACGCATGCTCTTGAAGTAGCAAAATCTTCAGAGCATCCAAGAGCATTCGAGGTTGTTGGTAATTTGATGAAACAGGTTGCTGACATTAACTCTCAGTTGATGGATCTGCATCAACAGAAACAGAAATTGGATACTCCAAAAGATGGAGCAAAGAGTGTTACGAATAATGCTATCTTTGTAGGTAGCACTAGCGAATTGAATAAATTGATTGATAAAATGAACAAAGGAGAGTGAATTATGGCATTGCCACAAATGAGTACACCATATTATAATGCGTATATTCCGTCAACAGAACAAGCTATTAGTTTTAGACCATTTTTAGTAAGAGAAGAAAAAGCATTACTTCTTGCTCAACAAAGCGATGACATCAGTGTAATGATCACAACGCTAAAAGAGATTATTAAATCTTGCGTAAAGGATCCTATTGATGTTAACTCACTAGCATTGTTTGATGTTGAGTATTTGTTTACTCAAATCAGAGCTAAGTCTGTTGGTGAAGAAGTAGAGTTAATTTTTACATGCGCTCACTGCGATCAAGAAAAGAATAAAGTAAAGTTGAATATTGATCTAACAAAGATCCCTTTGATTAAGGATCCAGATCATTCAAATAGAATTCCTCTCTTTGGAGATGTTGGTGTATTAATGAGATACCCAAGTATCGATACTCTAAAAAGAACAGATATTAATAAAGACGACATCAATGCAATTATGGATGTAGTTATAGAATGTATTCAAGCAATTTATACTGATGAAGAAGTTTTCTATACGAAAGAACAGACCAAAGCAGAGATTGAAGAGTTTGTAATGAACCTAACTAAAGAGCAATTCGATAAGATCGAAAACTTCTTTACAACTGTTCCAAAGTATAAACAAGATATCGAATATGATTGTCCAGCATGTGGTGCTCATAACATTACAGTTCTGGAGGGGACAGCCAGTTTTTTTTGATTAATCTCAGTCACGAATCATTGGCGAATTATTATAAAACAAACTTCGCCTTGATGCAATACCACAAGTACAGCTTGGCTGAGATTGAAAACATGATACCATTTGAACGAGAAATTTATGTATCAATGCTGATAGGGCATTTAGAAGAAGAAAAACAACGAATAGAGAGAAATAAGTAAAATGGCACAAGCATCTACCCAGTTCAGCAATGTAATAATGTTTGAACAAGCCAAAAGCCTTCGAAACCTTAAAGAGTTATCGGAGAAGGTAGATTCATCGCAAAAGAATAATGAAGATACTAAATCTACCAAAGTAGTAGAAACATTAAACGAAAATTTAAAAACTCTTGCGCAAAAGATTGAAGATCAAACAAAAATAACTATCAGAAATGCGATCAAGGGTGGTGCTGGGGTAGAAAAGGCAGAACAAGTTAATAGTAAAGATGTTAAACTTGCTAGAGGTGAAGACGGTAAGGGATCTCGTTTAAGAAAGATTCTTCTTGGTGGTGATCAAACAGAAGACATTAAAAAGAATAACTGGATGGGTAAATTCAGTCCAGGAATGGCAGTGTCTGGTTGGTTAGACAAAAGAGAGCAAAAGCAAGCGTATAAGAAAGAAGAAGGCGAGTTTGTTAAGGGTGCTATTCAAAATGATCCAAGAGCAATTGCTTTAAAGAATCTTAAAGGTGAAGACTACGCAGCTGAAGACGCAAAGAAACGCTTTGCTGAACTTAAAGAAAAAGAAAAAGAATTAAAAGAAGCTCAAAAAAGAATCGATGAATCTAAAGCAGCTGGATATGCTCCAAAGGTTAAAGATGTAAAAGCCAGAGATGATGCAACTAAACAGATAATGGAGATTGATCCAAGAGAGCAATCAAGATTAAAAGCTGATGCTAAAAAAGATATCCAAGAAGGTAAAGTAAAAGAACCAAAGCATACAGAAAAGTCAGAAGATCAACAAGAAGATTCTAGAATTCAAGCACAGTCTGCTTCAGAAATGATTAATCTCCAAAAAGGAGAAGCTGCAAACGAAACATCAATGGGTCAAACACTCATTCAGTCTTTAGAAATTCAAAAACAAATGCTTGAAGCACTCAAAGAAGGTGGTGCTGGCGGTGGAAGTGGTGGTGGCTCGATGTTAGAAACTGCTTCGGATCTACTGGGTAAAGGCAAGGGTAAACTAGCAAAAGCTGGTGGGATGCTTAGTAAAACAGCTGGTTTCTTAGGTAGACACGCAGGAAAGATTGGAGCAATCGGTGGTGTTGCCATGGGTGCTTATGACGCATACACTGGATATAATGATGCTGAAGATGCAGTTCAGCGTGGAGAAATAACCAAAGAAGAAGGACAGGTTAAAAAGGGCGAAGCAATTGGTGGTGGAGTTGGTGGTGCTGGCGGTGCTTTTGCTGGCGCAGCAGCAGGTGCTGCTATTGGTTCAGTTGTTCCTGTTGTTGGAACAGCCATTGGTGGACTAGTTGGTGGTGCTCTTGGATATTATGGTGGTTCGGAAATCGGTAAAAAAGCTGGTGGAGCAATCACTGAAGGATATCAAGGTGCTAAAAGTTGGTTGGGATTCGGCAAAGAAGAAATTGATCCAGCAACTGGTAAGCCTAAAGAATCTGGTCTATCTAAATTTGCTGGTGGTGCCAAAGATATGTTTATGAAATATACTCCAGCAGGAATGGCAGCTGGAGCTATTATGAATAACAAAGATTCTCTAGTCAGTGGTGCTGAAAGTGTTGGTAAAGGTGTTACATCTACTGCATCATGGTTAGGTGATAAATTGTTCGGTGGATCTAAAGAAAACGAAGATTTGAAAGCTGCTTCTGGTAAGAAACCAGAAGAAACTAAAACAGTTCTCAATACATCAAACAATGTAGTCAATAACAATACAACTCAAGCAGCAAGGAAGTCTGTTCGATCAGATGAACCCAGTTCCAATAGGTACTTCAATAGTAGATACGCATAAAAAAAGGGATCCGTTTGGATCCCTTTCTAACTAATAACTCAGGCGATTTGCAGAGTTAGTGTTTATCGATTCATCACATACATAGTAACTTCAAATCCAAAACGCATTTCTGTCACAGCAGGTTTAGTCCACATAGTAATTCTCCTAAAGAGTGACAGAAAATCCTGTCATTATTACTTATGATAACAGTGACAGGATTTGAGGCGATAATTGATTATTGTTACCTAATGAAAATCATTATTATGCTTCGTCAGCAATCTTCTGGAAGTATGACATAACATCTTCGTCATCATCCGTAGATTTAGTAACACTAACTGGTTTTGCAGCAACTGCTTGCGGAGCAGAACGAGTTGGTGGTGTATAGTTATCATCTTCAGACAACTTCGCTGCAGACTTAACTGGTGAGGATTCTCCATCAAGTACATCAGCCAATTTCTTAGACAGTTCTTCAAAAGACTTGAAGTTCTTTGGTGCTAAGAATTCAGACAAAGCATACTGACGATTGAGGATCTCAACCATCTTGTCTTCATCACCTTGAGCCAATGGAGCAGGTTCCATGAATGCTGATTGGTCGTAGTTAGCATAACCATCAACCTTACGCATGCGCAACTTAAAGTCTGCGCCATCATATGGATCAAACACATTGACTGGCTTTTCATCTTCAAAAGTTGGTCGTGCTTTGTCCATAATCTTATCAAAGATCTTTTTACCAAATTTGAAGAGCATAACTTTGCCTTCATTCTCTGGGTGCTTTGGATCAGACACTACCAACACATTGGCAATGTAAGACAAACGACGCTTCTGCTTGCGAGCAATTTCCTTATTGGCTTCTGAACCAGAATTCCACAATTTAGAATTCAATTCACCAACAGGATCTTTTTCGTTGAGGGTTGTTAGAGAGTTTTCAATGTACCACTTACCAGTTGGTCCTTGAAATGAGTGATTGAAGATTCGAACCCATGGGAGTTCATCGCCTTCTACTCGTGGCAAGAATCGCAATGTTGCTGTTCCGTTGCCAGCCTTGTCAGCTTCCAACTTCCAGATGCGATCGTCTTGATAGGATTTTTGACCACCTGATGATTCGGGATTGGCGATCTTTTCGAATTCGGATGTGATTTTACCGAAGTCTGTGTTGCGCATTTTGCGTAGTGCTTGAATGTCCATCGTATTTCCTTTGTATTAAATGTATTAATGTTTTTTTGTATTAGTATGTTTGTCTTCATGTATGTCAAAATCATAATCTAGATCTTCATCATCATAGTATTCTTCAACATAACTATTTAGTACTTTCATACCTTCGCCTTTTTGGTTTCTAGAGTGCTTAACACGCTTTCTACCAAATTCATCGTCTTCATCTTGCTGACGAAATTTCTTCTGAGTCATTTTACAACTCTACTAGTTCCTGTTTAAATTGCTCGTACATCCGTGTAAGTTTTTCGATATCAAACTTCACAAACCCTTTACACTTATCTATTCTACGGCATTCTTCATCCCAAAGCAAATTTAAATGAGTCCAGTCTGCAAGATAATTAGTAATAGAATTCAAAATAACCATTGTTTCAATCGAAATAAAACCACCTAAAAACAGTTTCAATAGTTCTGGACTTCCACCAGAGTACAAGTTATCCATTTTAAGGGATTGTTTTTCCAAATGAAGCATAATTACTTGCAAGTCATTATTGAAAACTTGAGAAATACTTTGTTTTCTCTTGTTCCATTTAACTAGATTCTCTTCTGCTTCATTATCAGAATATGCCACAGAGTCGTTTCCATAGGCAAAGTTTGCCACAAAATATTGGATTATGTCTCTTTCAGTATCGAATCTCCTTGACAACTTATCAAAAATAAAACGATCATTGCGATTGTAGAAAGTATCTCTACCACCCTTTACATGACCACGATTATTAAATACATTATATTTGTTGGTAGTGAAATGTAACTTCACTGCCATATATAACTTCCATACTTTATATCCGTCCACTTAATTTAGATATCCAATTTAGCGGTTTTGGGTAAGAACCCATTTTCCTGAAAGTCCATTTTGATTTTGTCTTTTAAAGATTTATTGACCAGAGATTTAATCTCTTCTGGATCGATATAGTTTTCTTTACAGTAATCCAAGATAGCATCTACATGCGAACACTTCTTATCCCTTGCTGTTTGTTCAATGAACTTAGAAAAGGAATTCGAATCTTCAAATACTTTTGTATTTTTTAATGTATATATCTGCTGTTTTAATGATTCCGTTGAGTTCACTATATTCCTTAGATTTAGTTTTGTATAATTTCCAGATTGGAGTTTCAGTATCTTCCGTAGACATTTTTCGTTCAAACATTTCTAGATACTTGTCGAACCATCTGTCCATGACAGTGCGTTCTTTCACTAAAACTGCTTTGATCTTTTCTAGTGCTTGGACATCTTGGTCGTAGGCACACAGTGAAAATTTGTCAAGGTATTCTTGTTTACTCAGTTCCATAATTATCCTCTTCGCATTGTTGCGATTTCAATTGCTTGTTCATCAGTAAAAATTGGTACAGCGTTAGACTTGTGCATAGTACCAATACCCTTAATAGCATTACCAGTGTACACAGGATTGGGTTTCTTGTAACATGGCGCACCAGTAAATGGAAGACTTGGAATCTTAGGTGTCTCACGACAAGCAGGTTTTCCAAGGAAGTCCGACTCACTGAGTTTCTTGTGCTTGCTTGAAGCAGTCGAAGTCTTTGTGGGGTACTTCTTTATCATGGCTTCCCATGATGCTTGCAACTCTCGTTGCTTTGCGTTTGGTTTGCGTTTCTTAGACTTTTTAAATGATGTATGGATAATCGTCATAATAACTATTATACCTCAATTAAGAATTAAAGACAATCAAGCCAAAGTCTTGCGTGGGAATCCGTTTGCAAAGCCACTAGTGCCAGAAACGAATCCACGAGATGTTTTCGCACGCATGATTTGCTTCGGTGCTTTGCGTGGTTTTGCGACTTCAATGCTTCCACCCTTTTTCAAAAACAACTTTACTTGTTTTTCGGTTTCGGCACGCAATTGTGATTTAGTTTTAAATACGATCATAATATATTCCTCTTCAATTAAACAGCAGTAGACATTTTTGCTTCCATCATTTCTGACAGAATAAATTTTGCGATGTTGATATTTTTGCGAGCCTGATCAGTCGCTTGATCGTGACCAAAGGTCATCAGTTCTTGCGCATCAGACAACACACCCATAGCAACCATTTCCAAACCACTCAGACGAGCAGTAATAGAATTCATGTATTCTTCACGGATGTCAGCTTCAGTCATACCGTAGCAGTTCTTTTCAAATTCAGTCATTTCGTTTCCTTTTCTAATCAACATAAGTCTATTATCGCTCATATTGCAATTAAAGGCAACAAGTATTTTGACCCTCGTAAGTTGTTGTTTTTACAAGGAAAAATAACCCCTTGATTAGAGGGGTTATTCAGGAAATAGCCGAAAAGTATTACTTTTTAGCTGGGAAGGGTGAATTAGAGTGGTCTTTTGCAACAGCGTAAGCCACGCAGATGTTGTCATTTTCTTTAGCATAAGCGCATCTTACTGCTACAGGATCTACTCCCTTAACGATACCATTTTCAATATTTCGAGACATCATTTCACTTTGTTTAGTATGATAATATGAAACAGAACTAATTGTTGTAATTAGAACTGCAGTTGCACACACTGTGAATAAATTACTTTCAGTCATAGTAAACCATCCTCTAAGTTTATTAATAAGTTGCATCATCGATTACTATCCTTATCCATATTGGACCAAGAGATATGTACAAGAAACGACCATTAGGATTCATGTCGTTAAATAAAGCATCCTTAGTTTCAATCTTTGGTTGCCAGTGAAATGGATTAAGAACAAGTCCAATCCAAACACCAGAATACCTTAGATATTCCATTATCTTTTTCACTTCAGATCCTTTACCATATCGCAAAGTCCTAGTTTTTTAGATTCTTCCGCTGACAACCAAATGTCTTGTGGTGGAAGTAGAGTTTCACGAATTTTTGCTTCAGCTAAACCAGTACATTTTTTATAGTGAGCAATCATTCGTTTCGTAGTCAGATCGAATTCTCTGACTGTAGCAAACAACTCATGTTCTTTACCAAACGCTCCCCATGAATACTGATGAGACAGAATAGAAGTGTTTGGTGTAAGAATGCGCTGACCTTTAGTGCCAGCAGCAAAAATTAGAAGTCCAGCAGAAGCAATTTGCCCAAGACCAATTGTACGAATTGGAATAGCCGAACCTCTCATTGTATCAATAACAGCAAACGCTGCATTGAGGTCACCTCCAGGAGAACAGATTATCAGATTCAATAGTTCTGGTCTCTCCTCAGAGAAATTTGATTCCATAATCCACTCGCAAATTGGTTTGACTGTTTGTAGGGAAACTTCGTCAAACAACAGATAAAAACCATGTGTGGAATTATCACCTTTTGTAAGAAAATCCAAATTCAATTTATTCATCATGTTAGCCATCATATACTCCAGTTAATTAATAAGGTGTGTAAAATATGTGATTCCCAATCACAACAGTTTTCTTCAATTTCCAATTTGGGTTTACATAGTTTGCGTGGTAGTATAACGCACCCTTAGTATTGTCTTTCATGACTTCATAGTTCATGTAAACATAAACTGCGAGATCCTTGATGTCATTATACACTACTTTTTGATTTTCCGACAACTTTTCAGACTTGTGCAATGAAGACATTCTTGGTTTGTCTTCACACCACCAAGAGAATTGACAAGTCGATCTTGTTTTTTGTTTGACAACTCCACAAACGGAGTCTTCAAATCCGTGTTTTACTCTGTTCAGAGTGACTAGAGCAACTGCTATTTTGCCTTCTTTTGGCTCATAACCTGCTTCATAGAAAATATTATCTGCGAGGCATTCAACCTCTTTCTTTGTAGATGGTGTTAAATCACTAAAATCTACATTCAACATCTCTGTTGCATTACTTGTGTTTGTTATAACAACTGGTGTAGCAATGATTAATGATATAATCAATAATGTTGCTATCAATATGTTTTTACGCATAATGATCTCCTTAATTAGTTAAAGAAAGACATGCGTGAGCATGCCTTCCCGATCCCATATCAGGTTGACTTTTTGCTAGTCTTTGTTTCTAGGGGGATGTTTGAAACGAAACCATTTAAGGTCTGAGCCTTTATAATGATATCTGCTTCTGATGGATAAGTTGGAAATCCTGGATGAACAGGTAACTCACCACCATTTATTTTAGCAATTTCTAATTGGGAGTGCCAAACATTGCTAATTACTTCACGCTTTCCATGATAGTCCTCAGAAAGCATATCTTTCGCCATTTTTAATAGTTCAAGGCGAATCTCGAACGGGGTCATATTACTCATATAAGTCTCCTTTGTGTGTTATGAGTTGTGTGTAATGAAGGTTTTATTGGGATCCTTCAACCCATGTGTTCAATTATTTAGGAATTATTTTTTTGCTGGTTCAGCTTTCTTATCTTCCTTTTTCTCTACTTTCTTAGGAGTAGGTTTTTCAGATTTTGGTGCTGGAGGACAATTACCTTTCTTATCCTTCGTCACACAATTTGTTTGTTCTTTTGCTGCAATCTTTTCTGGAGCAGGTTGTTTTGCTGGTTGGGCATCTGCAGCAAAAACTGATACTGCGAAAAATGATGCGATTAACGCTGTAACTAATTTCATAGGAATCTCCTAAAGTTTAAAGATGGTGGTTTTATAGAGACCACCAACTCTTTATCTTACTTCAATATTAAATTGCAGACAATCAAAACGCACGAGTGTATGCAAGTTCAACACCATTCGTGTCACTATCACCACGCTTCATAAGATAACGAACACCAACTTCGTCTTTCTTAGTTACAGCGTAGTCAAAACCCAACTTGGTAGTACGAGTTTCATAGTTGTTTGATGTATTGAAAGCATTACGATAGCGATATGCTGCTTGCAATGATAAGTTATTAGTCAAAGCATAACTGGCTTTTGGTTCAAAAGTGTAGTAAGAGAAATCTTTGGTAGATGTAAATTTCTCACCAACACTAACTCGAGCACCCAATTTTACTGCAGGATAAACTTCCCACATTTTTTGGAGACGAGCCTCGACTTTATTTTCAAGTGTCTTGTCACCATCTTCACGACTTGCATAAAATTTGAGATCAGCCTTTAAGCCATTATCAAATTTGTAGTATGGTGCTACACTGAAAGTATTTTCGAAAGTATTTGGAGAATTATTTCCACGCTCTCGTTCAAACTCATAACCAACACCAGAGCCAGCAGCAAATGCTGAACCTGATGCTACTAATAAAACTAAAATTAACTTTTTCATTTGATTCCTTATAATACAAAAGTAATAATACCTGCGGTTACCAATAATAGCAATCCCCAAGAAGATAGTGCCTTATAGTATGTCAATAGTGGTGTGCCGAAATATCGGTTACCAACAGCAACACACTTATGAGTTGGACTAATTAAGTAGCCAGCAAAATCGATAGCAAAGAACCATAAGAAATACTCAACTCCGAAAACTTGAGACATTAATACAGCAATAGCTACAAACTTACCAGAACTACCCATTAGAAAACTGGCGACAAATCCAATAGCACTAATGATGACCATACCAACAAAAGTGTGAGGATCTAACATACTTGTTTTAATGACGGCTTCGAATGCACCACTATTGGATTTCATATAGTTACCCAACACGATAGCCAAGCCAACCCAAACAAGCACATCCCACTTAATGTAACCTAAAAGTTTCTTAGGATTCCATTGTTGTGTGATGATAACATAATATAGAGCCAATAAACCAAAACACAAAATATGACTAGCACCAGCAATGTATGCTCCAACAGCAACAAACATTGGCACAGTGTTTCGTAATACAGCACTTAGTTTAAAATTTCCAGGTGTAATCGCAATTTCTTCTTCGTGTATTTGTGACCAAATATACCATCCGATGAAAAGCAAACTAACCACCAATAAAGGAGCAATCAATCCCAACCATGCTGTATAGGTTAACCCAAATGCAGCGATTGGAAGAATCACAGTTTTCTCTAGCGGAGACCACAAATAATAGTGATGTGTCGCTAGATAGTCTACGATGCCCAATTTCTCTCTACCCTTGCCATCTTTCGAAGCAACAGTATCAAGAAGTCCAGCACTAACAGTAACTCTACCTTCAATTGGTAGAATGCCACCGATAGCACTCAACAGGGCGACCACAAATCTATTGGATCTGAATGTATTCTTAACATAGGCAAAAGCAGGGGCGAACAATTCGTACTGTTTCGCTAGTCCCGCACTGATCATAATGAAGAATATCATCCAGAGGTACGAGATGTCTTTTAACAAGACATTATAGACAAAGTCCATTTCGTTCTCCTTTAGTTGTGAAAAACTCAGTTTTAAAGGGACTGAGCAAAACCCTAAAGTATTTAGTAGTGGTTATTCTGTTACGAGGAAACCACCAAAACCCTAAGCAGTGTTTAGGCTGCTAATGCGAACTGTGAGTCGTTTGCGTTTACTTTGTTTTCTTCTTTTTACATCGTCGCTGATGTGTTGCCGTCTCTACTATCTCACCCTGTCGAAACCTAGTCACCCCCATCAAAAGAAGACATGTATACATATTACAGTTATTAGTGATACTATACAAATAAACTCATATGTTTTCATAATATCTCCTTATGGTGGAGGTGGGGAGAATCGAACTCCCGTCCAGAATGCCTTCGCTTTGAAGGGATTACAACAATTACCTATTGTAGCAGAAATTACCCTGCACAATTTGTCCATTAATCATTTCACTTCTCAATTCACAGTATTGACCCAACTGAGGAATAACAGTAACTGGAGCAGACTGTGGATAAACATAAACAGTTTGCGGTTGCTGATATACTGGAACTTGTTGATAAATTACTGTTGGTTGTGGTCGTGTTACAATATAACCAAACAATGATCCTGCTACGAATGGCACAAACGGATCACGACCATATCCATGAGCCATTGCTGGTGTCGCAATACTAATAGAAATCAATAAACTTGCAATTAGTTTTTTCATGATATTTCTCCTATTCATATTCTTATTATACACTATTTAGCAATTAAAGACAACTAAACACCCTTCCACTGCAGATACTGTTCTCGTAAGCCTATAAAGCCATCAATCCAGTCATCTCGTTTTTCAATAAACAAACTTGCAGGATGATCGTCAATACCCATAAGAATTACTAAACGAGAAACAGGAACACCTGTTCGCTCTTCAAATGCTACAGCATATGCTGCACACTGCATAAAGTAATCGTGAATGTCATCTCTTGTCTTAACTCTGCCAGATGTTTTGAAGTCAATGACAGAAACCTTTCCATCGAACTCAGCAATACAGTCAACTGTGCCAGCAACTTTTAAGTGATCTGAATATAGGGGAGTTTCTAGACAATGAACATTATCTATTCTGCTGAGTAGTGGAACTAAAGAATTCCACATTGGCACATCAACAAGATGTGGCTCTACAAATTCGTTGTTGAGGAAATCTTCGCAAACTTTGTGTATAGCAGTACCTCGTTTTGCTGCTTTTGACGAGATTGCATTCGCTTTTTCTTCTCCGACTCGCTTTCGCCATTCCATGATTGCCTGTTTTTTGTGCAATCCAGTAATGGTTGTAACGGAGGGATAGGCTGCACCCGAAGGTGTTTTGTATAATCTCGAACCATCGGAATTTGTGACACGCTCAAGTTTAGGGATATCATGATGTATATGTGTTGTCATTATTAAACTGAAAAACTGCTCCCACAACCACAAGTTGTTTTGGCATTTGGATTGGATATAACAAATTGAGATCCTTTTAATTTATCACTAGTAAAATCTATAGTAGCGTTGTCAAAATACTGCATACTCATTGCATCTACTACGAGTTTGTCAATAACGAAGTCATCTTCTTCTTTGTTCTCTTCAATAGTAAACCCATAATTAAAACCAGAGCAACCTCCACCAGAGATAAATGCTCTTACATATTTTCCATTCGGTTCATCCATTAGGATTTCATCGAGTTGTTTCTTTGCTGCTTCTGTTACAGTAATCATGAGCAGGCACACTTTAGTTGATAGTCGTTTACTGCTGCTTTGATCGCATCTTCCGCAAGTATACTGCAATGAATCTTGACTGGCGGTAATGCGAGTTCTTCTGCAATCTCGCTATTCTTAATGCTTCCTGCTTGCTCCAGCGTTTTGCCCTTGACCCATTCAGTGACGAGCGAACTGCTAGCGATTGCAGAGCCACATCCGTAAGTTTTAAATTTCGCATCTGTGATAATGCCATCTTCTACCTTTATTTGTAATTTCATCACATCACCACATGCTGGTGCTCCGACCATTCCAGTACCAACCGATGGATCATCTTTATCTAAAGAACCCACATTTCGTGGATTCTCATAGTGGTCGATAACTTTGTCTGAGTAAGCCATTATGCCAACAAATGAATTGCTTCATTGTAGTGTTTGATGCGATCTTCAAGACCGATATATCCGCCATTGATTTTCTTGGTCATTAGTTTAATGTCACCGCTATCTGCTTGAACATTTAACTTGTTTTTATTCCAAAACCAAATAGCTGACATCAATGCGAAGTCACGATCAGATGTAACCCAGTCTGGATTCTCAAATAGATTTTCCCAGTCTTCAAACATCTCTTTGGCAAATGCTCTGTAATTATCTTTTCCAGTCAACTGGATTGGTCCACGACCACGATACTTATATCCATCACCACTTTCTGGAGCACCATTACCCATACGATTAGCATAGATCTTGTTGGCAATCATTTCTGGTTTGCGTGCATAAGGTTGTGCTGATTCAAGTGTAGGGAAGTACTTCTTGAAAATACCATTCAATCCTTGTGCGGAGTAGTTTAAGTTTTCTTCGAATACTGTCCAACCACCAGACTCATGTCCACACTGAGCAAGGAATGCTGCAACTCGTTCTGGTGTATTAATGTCATATGTTGGAAATACATTATTCATTGACTCTGCCCAAGATTCTGGATCTTGCGCTCTAGGAAATAGGTGTTTAAATTGTTCTGCTGTGATCATCTTTTGTCCTCGTAATCTTCGTATTTTAATTTAGCCAAGATATAATCTTTGACTAGTGATGAACGAACGATATCATCTACAGTAAATTCGATTCGAGTAAATGCCTTCATATGTTGGGCAATGTCGAAGAATTTAAGAATACCACTGACATCGGTCTTTCGTTTATTTAGGTCAGTCTGACGATAATCACCGCACCAAATAATCTTAGACATATGACCAACACGAGTCATAACTGTATCGATCTCATCATAATTTAAGTTCTGCATCTCATCAACAATGATGATTGCGTTATCGAACGACATACCACGAATGAAAGAAGTAGAGATAAACTGGATATGTCCTTGTTCTTCTAAACGATCCCAAGCATCTTTGCGATCAAATAATTGATGGCAGATTTGACGATATGGCTGACCATAAATTTCCATCTTCTCACCAGCATCTCCTGGAAGATGACCCATCTCACGAGATTGAACTGCTGAACGAACAACAATAATCTTATTGAAAGGATTTGATTTGTCTAACACTTCCTCAATTGCTTTATAAAGAGCAATGAATGTTTTTCCTGTACCTGCCACACCATGTAATGCTACGAAATAGTCACCTCGTTTATACGCATCGTAAAATAATTTCTGATTGTCAGTTAATGGTTGAAAGGTTTTTAAATTGTCTAATCTTAATCTTAACTGATTAGATGCTACAGGTTTTGACTCACGGATTTCATTATTATTATCTTTTTCTACTACGGATAGGGTAGACTTACGAGCCATTTGCGTTCCTTAAAATTATCCTCCGATATTCCCTGTGGTATTATTCTTCAGGGTACTTCCAGGTGTCCTCTCGTGAATAGTGTTTAATACATCTTTAAAACCTCCAGGAATTTTTGGAGTACCAATGCGGTATGCCATGGCTGGCGCAGTACCATCATAGTATCTCTCGTGGGTGGGGTGTGATTGTTTGTACGAATCGTACTCAGACATTCGCAAAACTTCTTCGAAGATTTCGCCAGTTTCAGTGTTTCTAAAAGTGTAGGTAGGCATAATTGTATTTATAAGGGAATCATTTTAGACTTCACTCTACTGTTCGCTGTAGTAGCAATTTGTTTGTGATTTCTATTGTTCCACTCTTTCATATACCACTCTGGAATTGATCGATCAGTCCAAACAGCAAAAGGTTGTTTGTCGTTAATATAATAGTTGTGGTATGCCTGAATAGAATCTGGAACTTTATATTGATCAGGCATGCACTGAGGCATTGCAGTCATGCTACCAATTTTAATATTGGTTGGTAATTTATCGAGGAATGGAATAAGTTTTTCTGCAACATGATGTTTACCGTAACGGAAAGTATACTCTCTCATAAGGTCTCGCCACAATGAATACAACCATTGGTAATTGGCAGATGTTTCACGACACCAAATACCAGATGGATGTTTCATATGTGAAGCAAGATACAAATTATCTTCACGAGCATCATCTAATTTCCATCGCATAGCCTTGCGTCCAGAAATAGACTTACCTTCATATTCATACCCATCGAGTAAACGATGAGCAGTGGAAAGAAGTTGTGCGTATTCCAGAATCATCTTAACGACATGTTTGTCAAGATGTTGCTTTGCGCATTCTTTAGTGTCTTCGTGAAGATAAAAAATATTCATAATTAGTAAGCACCCATATCATCATAACTAAACTTCAACGCATTCAAACCACGAATGCCACGAATGGTGTCATGAATCTGTTGAATTGAACTACTAGAAGAAGTATGTAAAATACCATGTCCTGATTTTGCGATGAATGGATTGATACACCCTATTGAGTCATCAACTAAAATAGAAAATTCATCGGCATACTTCGACTTTTCTTCTTTGGATCTAACAAAGTTGGCTTTATATGGAATGTTCCATTTGTCTAACCATTTTTGTTTTTGTCTTGATGCTTCGTTGCCTTGATCGACATCAAATGTTCCT